GTCACTGATTGAGCGAACAACGCCAAAAGATGGTTCAATTCTGTTCTCTGGTGGAATTACAGAGATTCTTTTTTGCATTGCTTCTGAAGCGGCTTTGAATTGCAAGATTTTCTTGTTGGCCCAAGCTTCACATGGCAGGCCGATACTGGCGTAGATAGCTTTTGTAAAGCTACCTCCCAGTAGACCTCCCCAGTAAGAGGCAGGGGCACTGAGATTTTCGATAGCTTTATCTACAGACGGCGGTGTATCTGGTAGATGAATGTTTAATAACGCGTTGTCTGAAACTGAAACGTTTATTAATGGCTCTTCGGACACTTGATACCTCCTTAAGGTGGGGCGGGTTAAAAGTAAGTCGCAAACATATTCTAGACCGCGCCCCCAGCTCAATTTTTGTGCGTGCATTTCGTGGAGTTTTTGATGCCCCGTCCGAGAAAATCAGACGCCGAGAAAGCCGCGACTGGCACGCTCCAGCCGTGTCGACGCGCTCGGCAAATCGCAGTCACTGACGCGACTTTGACTACTACGCCGCCTGTCGGCCTGACGAAAGATGCACGTGAAGCGTGGCAACTCGCAATCACTTGCGCACCTCGTGGAGTCCTTACGGCTCTAGACGCAACGGTGCTTGAGCGCTGGGCAAGAAACTACGCGACTTACCGCAAGATCGCGAAACAGCTGGACCACGAAGACATGGTGCTGACGAGTGAGGCGGGGGTGCAGTTGAATCCGCTCTTCAATGCACTCGTGAAAATTCAGCAGGTGCTCGCAGCCTGCGAAAAAGAGCTCGGATTTACGCCTGTCTCGCGCGCGCGTGTGAAGGTTGATGCAAAAGAAGAGGAGCAGGACGAATACGATGGCTTCTAGAGACTATTGCGGGATCGCCAGGCAGTACGCCGCCGACGTTCTTGGCGGGAAGATTCCAGCCTGCAAGTGGGTGAAGCTGGCCGTAGATCGGCAACTGACCGACTTGAAGACGTATGCCGGCGACAGGTCCCTATATGTTTTCGACGAAAACGAGGCCAATCGAGTCTGTAAGTTCATCGAGCTTCTCACCCATACGAAGGGTGAGCTTGCCGGCACTCGCATCCATCTTGAGCCGTGGCAGGTTTTCATTCTGACCACGGTGTTCGGGTGGTTGCGTCGAGCCGACGGCGGCCGCCGGTATCGACGAGCCTACGTTGAGGTGCCTCGCGGAAACGGGAAAAGTACCCTGCTGTCGGGTGTCGGTCTCTATTGCTTGGTCGCCGACCGAGAAGGCGGTGCCGAGGTCTACAGCTTCGCCACCACGCGAGATCAGGCGAAGATCGTCTTCGGTGACGCGAAGGTGATGGCTGAGCGGAATGCGCCGCTACGGAACAAGTTCGGGCTTCAGGTGTTGGCGAACGCGCTCTA